TAAAAAACAGCTCGTTACCCTCGGCTGTAGGCGTAGTACCCTTGCGTCTTGAAAAAGGCGTGGGGGGAAAATCCTTTCAAAAGCGGGTAGCTTAACTATGGATGTTTCATGCCGACACTCAGCGATTACCTCACACAAGTTGAATATCTGCTGCATGATGCCAACAATAATTTTTGGACTGTTAGTCAGTTAACGGGCTACATTAACGAAGCTCGTTCACAATTAGTTAGGGATACAGGATGTTTGCGTACAGTGCAAAATACATCTACCCCTATAGCGTCTTCCAATCCTTATTTAAGTACAAACACAAATACAACACCTGCTACACCTTGGGTGGCTAGTACAGCCGTTACCGCAGGTCAATATGTGTTTAGCAACATTTACATTTATCAGTATCAGACAAGTGGAACGTCTGGAACTGCTGCTCCAGCATATCCTACTGGCACAAATATTTTTCCGCCTACCACCACATTTCCAGATGGTACGGCAACTTTGTTATACGTTCAAAATGCAGAGATTATTCCTTTTCAGGCGTTACCTCAAGGCATTAATACGGTTGACATTCTGAACATTAATCTTTACTGGGGTAATAGTCGCATACCTATGCGATACTTGCCCTGGTCTGACTTTACTTCTCAACTGCGTTATTGGCAAAATTACATAGGCAGACCTATATGTTTTTCTGTATATGGTCAGCAACAAATATATATTGCCCCCGTACCTGACCAGTCGTATTACATTGAATTAGATACTGTAATATTGCCTCAACCATTAACAACGTTATCCCAGGTTGACACTATTCTTGACCCTTGGAGTACGGCAGTTCAGTATTACGCAGCCTACAAAGCCAAGTTTTACGAACAATCTTACGGTGAAGCTGAAATATTCCAACAACAATACAACAAAAAAGTATTGAACGTACTCAATTCTACTTACACAAGAAGAATCCCTAACCCCTACAGTAGTGGAGGTTAACAATGGCATCAGCAGAGCAAAAGAAAAGCTATGCGGTTATTAAGAATTTTAAAGGCTTAGATACCAAAGCAAACCGCACAGCTATTGATAAGGATGAGTTTTATTGGGTAGAAAATGCTATGCCAATAGGGCCAGGCAACCTTAAGATTGTTTCTGCTCAAAACAATGTAAGCAATATCTCTGGAAATAGCGTGGTGTTTTCTAACGCTGTTGTTTCTTTGACAAATGCAAACATTAATAATGAATATGTTGTTGCTGCTGAGACCAACGGGTCTATGGAAGGCTACAACTTAAACACAAGAAATTTAATAACTATTGCCAGTGCGGGTACATTTTCAAATACTGGCGTTACAACTGCACAGTATCAAAATACAGACTTGTTTATAGGTGACCCTACCCAAGGTCTATTTGATTGGAACGGCACTAGTCTTGTTTCTGTGGGTTCTGTTAGTTTAATTGGCATTACAAACCCAGGTCAAAATTATACGGCAGCGCCTACCGTTACTATTTCTGCCCCCAACAACGCCAATGGTGTCCAGGCAACTGCTGTAGCGTCAATTACAACGGGTGCAGGTGGCGTACAAAGCGTAGTTGTGGGTAATGTGGGTACTGGATACACTGCCGTGCCTACAGTTACGATAGGAGCGCCCCAAGTATCAGGTGGTGCTACTGCCGTTGCGTACGCTACCATACAAAGCGGTACTGTAGTTGCTATTACGGTGTCCAACCCTGGTTCTGGGTACTTAACTGCCCCTCCAGTAACAATTACGGGTGGAAACGGTGCAAACGCAAATGCAACTGCCACATTATCTAGCGGTATTGTTAACAGTGTTACTCTTACAAACGCAGGTAGTGGGTATTCCAACGCTACTGTTACCTTTTCTGGGGGTGGAGGCTCAAATGCTGCTGCTATTGCGGAAGTAACTACATTTGCAACTGGTACTGTTTCTATTTATGTGGCTAACGGTGGTACAGGATACGGGTCTTACGGCAATTTGGCAGTAACTATCTCTGGTGGGGGCGGTACTAACGCAAATGCGGTTGCTATTGTTAGTGGTAATACAGTAACAGAAGTAATTATGACAAACAGAGGCACGGGATACACCTCTGCACCTTCTGTTGCGGTTTCTGGTGGGTCAGGTAGCGGTGCAGTATTAACATCCGTTGTAAGTTTAGACCCTATTGTGGATGTAGCAACGTTTTCAGGACGTGTGTGGGTAGCGCAAGGGCGTACAGTTTATGCTTCTAGTTCTGTTTCTCCAACTGACTTTACATCTGTATCTGCGGTAGCGTTAACCCTTACAGATTCAACATTAGATAGCAACATTACAGCTTTGTTATCTGCCAACAATTTCTTGTACGTCTTTGGTGCTGACAGTATTAACGTATTTAGTAATTTACAAGTAACGAGTACGGGTGCTACTGTATTTACAAATACTAACGTATCTGCTTCTATAGGTTCTAGTAGGCTTTATGCCATATTTCCGTACTTCCGTTCTGTGTTGTTTATGAACGACTACGGTATTTATGCGCTTGTGGGTTCTACAACTACCAAGATTAGTGACCCACTAGACGGTATTTTCCCTTATATTGACTTTACAAGACCTGTATCTGGTGGTCAGGTTCTGTTAAACAGTATTTTGTGTGCTGTATTTAACTTTTACGTAAATAGTTCTTTTACTATAGGGCCAAGTAACTCTAGGTATATACAAGCCATATTTTTTGAGAAGAAATGGTTTATTACCAGCCAGGGTAACAATCTTTCTCTTATCACGTCAGCGCCCCTAAGTGGAAAGATTAACCTTTACGGTACAGATAATAGTAATAACCTATATCAATTGTATTCAAACAGTGCGGGTGCTATTAGCACTTACATACAGACTGCTTTACAGGATATGGGTGACCCTATACGGACAAAACAAGCGTTAAAGTTTGCTATAGAGGCTACTTTATCGCAGGGTGGATTGTTAAATGTAACGGTAGATTCTGAGCAGGGGTCTAGTCCAGTTGTGCCGTTGGCGGATACGGGCATATCTTGGACAAATAACAATAATCAGGTAATATCATGGGTAAACAACAGTAATACCGTTATACAGTGGCTATTGTCTGTGGGATATTACTTATATAAATCGGATGCCAAGCAATACGGGAAGTATCTGGGGTTAACCATGACTTCCAATAGTGCTGGGTTTGTAGTAAATACGTTTGAGTTTGAACACGAATTAAGAGTGAGGTTCTAATATGTCTGGTGTACCTAATGTTTTTGGTTCTGCAACATCATCAATTCCGCTATCGCAGTTGGATGTTAACTTTAATACGCCTGTAACCATCGGAAACACAACTGTTGGTCTTGGCAATACGGTTACTTCTTTTGGTAACGTCACGCTTACAAATACAACTATAAGCGGGTTGTCTGGTGGTAGTGCCAACGGTGTTGTGTACATCAACAGTAGCAACGTAGCGGTGGCAAGTCCTGCTGTATTGGCATTTGATGGTACTAACCTAGGCGTGGGAGTTACTCCTAGTGCTTGGGGTGGTTTTAAAGCCCTTCAAGTAGGCGCATCAGCATCTATTTATAGCACTGGCGGCAGTAGCGTATTTGGTGTTAACACTTACAACGATGGTACAAACTCAAGATATTTAACAACAAATCCCGCTGGTGCTATTGGTTTTGTAGGAGGCCAATGGCAATGGTCCACCGCCCCATCAGGCACAGCAGGTAACGCAATCACTTTCACCCAAGCAATGACGCTTGACGGTAGCGGTGACTTGCTGGTGGGGAATACTGCTAACATATATGGGTCTAGATTAAACGTCAAATCAAACGGCGATAACGTTGCCGCTGAATTTTATAGACAGGGCGCAGTTTCAGGTTCTGGCATCGTTGTTTTTAGTTCAAATTCTGGTGGTACTGAAACATTAAAATCGTATATTGATGCTGTTTCGGGGTTGCTAGTCGCTTCATCGGATGAGCGTCTAAAAGAAAATATTGTTCCCCTCAATTATGGATTGCAACAAATTACATCTCTGCGCCCAGTAAGTTTTGAATGGAAACAAGGCGATGGAAACACAAACTTGGGTTTTATTGCTCAAGAAGTAGAAATGGTTTTGCCAGAGGCAGTTAAAACATTAGATAAATCAATGTCGAAGACTATTGATAATCAGAAAATGTTAAATAATGATTTTATTGTTCCTGTACTTGTCAAAGCCATCCAAGAACTCTCAGCCCAAGTAACAACCCTACAATCCCAAGTAACCGCATTACAAACTAAGGTAGGCGTATGAACCAATTAATCACTTTACTTAAAAACAAGTCTGTATTATGGGCATTGGTTGTGTCTATATTGTCCGTATTACAAGGTTACTTGTTTGAGTTTAATCTTACGCCTATACATCAAATGATTGCGGGTATTGTTATAGCCGTAGTTGTTGTATTGCTTAAATTTACGGAGTCTGTGTAATGTCAGTATC